AAATATTTATGGTGCTGAAGATATTCCAGGAACAACTAAAACATTTCCAGAAACAATTCTGTAAATTGTAGATCCAGAACTCACTAAAACGTCATAAACATATCTACCTTCTTGAAGTAGTCTAGTTGCTGTTGATCCTAAAGAAATATTAAATTTTCCTCCCGCAGCACTTGTGAAACCCACATTAAAAGTTGCAATGGGGTAGGATGTAGAACCTATTGAAACGCTTTTTGCCATTTGAGAGGATCCAGTCCAATTTGTAAAATTGAAAGCACTCTCAGAAACATCAAGAACACTAAAGTTGTTAACAAAACTTGCCCCAGTATTAATTACTAAATTAACACCATATGCAACACCTGAAGTTGGATCAAAAGTAACTGTGTTGTTTGCCATTAGAGTTTAAAAATTGTTTCTTGTTGTTTTAGATAAAGTTTAATATAACACTTTACTATATTTTTTAATTGGTCAATATCACCCATACTATCTATCACTCTTGAAATTTTTTCATACTCAAACATTTTACTTATATCTTCAAGAGAAACTTCATCAGGATCCATTGATTAAACTCCTAAGTAACATTTTAATTTCATCAATATCATCTTTCATACTAGCAAGTTCTTCTTCTATATTCTGTACCTTTTGATTCTCTTCACTCTTAGCATTTCTTCTGGAAACATACTCTTGATATTCGGACATATTTGTATTAACAATTGAATTAGTGTTTCCATCACGCATTAGGTGCGTGTGCCCGTCAACTTTCAAGTAAGACATATCACGCTAAAGCAATAACTCTTAGGTCCTTAATTCTTGGAACATAAACCTGATTGGTTGATGTTAGAATAAGCTTAATTCTGTATGACTTAAAGGAAGGAAGTTTATCGATAGTAAATGAATATTCTTTAAATTCAATATCAGATGATTCAAATCCTAAAGATTGTGTGGGAAGTACAAAAGTATCTGAGCGGCCGTCACTATTTTCGAAACTTATAATTTCGTTTCTGGTATTCAGATTAGCGTAACCTGGGAAAGGAACAAAGACTGGGTTGAAGTTTGGTTTTTCGCTAATTGCATAGAATGCTCTGATATCACAGTATTGATTAATATGAGTATTCAATAGAATCTTGACTGAACTCGCTCCATTTTCCAAATTGATTTCCTTAGAAATATATTGGAAAGCAGATGGATCTTGATCAATGGTGTTGACTCTCGAATCAGTTGCGTAATTGGTAATTACGCTATTAACTCTATTAGAAGTTAAGATTGTGCTGACTCTTTGAGTATCAACAACTGGAGTGAGTCTTGAATCTACAGTATCAAGTTGTAATCTGAGATTCATTGATTTATTTCCAGGTAAGGTCGTTAACCTTACATTTTCATTAATCTTAGAACAGATAATTCTCGTGCTATCTAAGTAATTTGGTTTATTGACACTTAGGTTTTCAAATCCATTATCAATAAATGGAATTTCATTTCCATTGATGCTAGATCCAGTGACTGATCTCAGAGAAGCACTTAATGAAGTTCCTCTTACAGTTAGGTTCTGTACAATTGGAGTAATAATTTCGTAAGGCATATTTTGAGTAGCCTTGATATTATATCCACCTGAGGATTTAGTTTGATTGATATAAAGTTTTGGATAACCTACGTCGGAAGTTCTTCCAATTCCACTTGATCCCATATCAAGTTTGACGTGATATGAATCAAAGGTTATTGGATCAGAAACTGTTACGTCACTTAGGTAATGGGTTTTGTTAATTCTTCTAAGAGAAACTCCACCAAGTTCATATTTGTAGACTGGTGTTCCCGCAGGATAATTTTTAGAACTCGTTTCTCTAGAAATGTTTCCGCCAATCAGATTTCCAGAAACTGAAGTATATGTAATGACTTCATCACCAATTAAAGCATAACCAGGATTTGTTGTTCCAACCCCAACATTTTCAAAGGTTGAGAACTTGCTAGCATTATCGACACTAATTGCTCCAGTTGAATTTGAATTATATGCAACGCTTAGTTTTGTTGGATTAATATCTGATTGAATATTGGAAAGAGTTACATAGTTTTGATTTGAATACATACCGTGGTTTTGATGATTTACCTTGATATGCAATCCATCACTAATTGTTTCAATAGTATTGATGAATACTCCACCACCAGTTGATGCATTAAGTGCAGTCGTTACCCCCAAACTGTTAGTGTACTGTACAGTTTTTGCAGAACCGACTACAAATTCACCTTGTACATTATCGAGTATCAGTTGATTGACTCCAGTGAGTATACCTACACTGAATCTTGCATTTTTACCAACTGTAATTGAACCAAAAGTACTAATTCCTACAACATCACCAACTTTGTAGCCAACACCACCACCAACAACAGTTGCAGCGATTGCAACGCCACCAGACACTGTTACATTAGCGGTTGCATTTTTACCACTACCAGTAACAGTTACTAGATTAATATTGTTAATTGTCAGTGCTCCACTAGATGGAGTGTATCCAATACCCGTATTAATTACATTTAGTGTGCCAGATGCGCCTCCAGCAGAACCAACATAATTTCCTGTCGCATTAGTTCCTTGCTGAAGAACAGTGTTTCCTAAAGTTAATCCAGAATCAATCACTGTTGACCCAAAACCAACTCTAATCTTATTTGAGATTAAATTGATTGAATTGGGCATTAATGTTGGGATTTGCTTGTTACCTTCAGTTAACTCAGGACTATAAAATTCAACAGTACCTGAAGTTAAGAAGTCTGCTCTGTATAGAGTAAACTTGAGATCTTCCCACTGACTTGCTTCCCAAGTAGAAGCATTTTGTGACTTGAATAGGGATCCAAGATAGGGTTGGTTAGAAATAAATGTCTGTGTTAGGAGATCATTTTCGCCAATTCTTGAAATATAAACGCTATATTTGGTTGAGTTTGATGCAAGACAGATGCAATACTCTTTACCACCTTCAAGGTAAACAGGTGCATCAAAATCAAATGTAGTTGCTACTGAACCATCTGCAGAAGTTTGAACGTCTGCTGGATCTAAAGTGATTTCTGAGAATGGAATGATTCTTTGCGTTGGGAATCCATTCTGCATTGTTCTTAACTGGAAGGTGACTGGAATGTCCATATCATCCTTCGATCTGAAGAATACTTCACACTTGGTTAAGAATACTCCAGTTTCATCTTCAACTAAAAAGGATTGTGCAAGTGGATCATACCATCCAACTAAAACTTGTCTTGTGGATCGTGATACAACATTACTGCTGACTACCTGAGTTCCTGTTGTTCTAGAAACTGCTCTATCTTCAAATTCTTGTTTATTTTGAATTCTTGCATTTCTTACTGAAATAATATTTTCCTGAACAGTTTCGAGAGTACCACTAGATACGAATCCTTCTTCTGCAATTGTAGTAGCAACATTTTGATCATTTGAGTTGCTATTGACTAAAGTAAATGTCTTTGTTCCTGCTTCAAACTTGGGATGAAGATTGGTATTTGGATTTGGAATGAAGAAACTGCCGATAAGAGTTGCAGATAAATCTGAAACAAGTCTTACGTTAGTTAGAGTTGCCTGAGCACCACTAGTTTGTCCAACAAGAATCATTCCAGATTCTACCCATCCACTGTATTCTCCCTGTGGTTGATTTGAAAGTGAGAATGTATCGATGTTTAGAATATTTGAGGTAGATGAATACGTTGACTGAAGAACTTGACCCGTATATGGATTGCTTGGATAAGTCGTTGTTGCTGCATTATATGGACCTTCTTTATGATTTGATTGTGCAACTCTAAAAGAAATTCTTGCTGAATTTTGTCCAAGACTTGGATTGAGTCCAGTATTTTGGACTGTTGCAATGACTTTTTCCCCAACTTCAAAGGTTCCAGAAACCATAGAGATTTCTAAGAGCTTTGGAACACAGTATCTGGTTACATCAACACCATCGAAGAATGCATAAATTTGGGTAAGTGGTTTGAGTTTCTTAGAAACAAATTGAACGTTTCTAGAACGCATATAAGGAACAAGATTTCTGCTTACAACACGATCGCCTACAGACGTGTTATCAAATTGTTCGGTTATGATTGTTCTATTACCAGTTCTTGTCTGAACTCCAGTATCTCTGATTTCTCTGAGATTGTCTTGGATTATTGTTGTTGTTTGGGATCCAAATGCATCTCTTACTCCTCCTCCAGGTTGACCAGCCCAACCAACCCATTGTCCACCAGAGGTTTCAGTTCTAGTTCTAGAAGTATTAATAACTTCTTGACCTGTCCAGTTAGTTTCCCAAGCATTCCAAACAACAGGTGCAAATCCAGTCTGAGGATCTACATTGAGAGTTCTAACTGCATTAGATAGTGTCTCCGCATAATTACCTTCTGCTTGAATAATCTTTGCTTCGAGTCTTACAGTATCGACCCAGGTATCTGTTGCTGGAGTGAGTTCTACAGTTCCTTGCCAGAAACTGATTAAGAAAGGAGTAACACTTTCTGATCTGGTTGCAAAAGATTGCTTCAACCATTCAACTTCAGCATAATCCAGAGTTACAACATCTTTTGACTTTCTTACATTTACGCCTTCAACTGGAGTGAATGCAAGATCTTCAGTTGGATCTACACCAGTTACTGGACCAAAAATTAAATCGACAGAGTTTGTATAGTGTCTTGGTCTTAATTGCTTATTAGTAATATCAATACTGTTCTTATAAAGAACAGAGTCTTCTTGTGCTAATAAAGATGTGAAGTTATCAACAAAGAAACCTGACTTAAATCTATTAAGTCCATCACTGTCTGGAATAAACAAGTTTGCAGTGTTTGTTTCTAATAGAGACAGTGCTGTGTAGTATTCAAGATTTTTAATTCTATTTTCAAGTTGTTTGATATCGACCATTCGATATCTCTTATGCTCTAAGAATTGAATAGATGCCTGAGAAACATTATAAAGATATGCAGGCATATTAATTGTTGCAATTTCTAATGCATCATCAACTGATACTGGTTTTTCTGGTCTTTCTGCAGGAACTCCATACTTGACTTGGAATTTACCTTCTTTTGTAAGATAAACTCTATCAATTCTTCCAAGATAGAATGAGAAAGATGTTAAGATTGATTCGTCAGATGCTAAAATGTTTCTAGCAGAGTTTCCTGATGAATTAAAAGTTCTTCCATAGAATTCTAATGGGGATCTTAAACCTTCACTAACAGTATAGGTTGAAGTTTTTGGACGAATATCAATGATATCTGTGTTTCTAATTCCATTTACAGTTTGAACTTCTTTTGCATAATCAAATGTATTATAAGAATTAACCGTGGTTATATCTCCATCATCATTTGATTGGTAATAACCATTGGCGAAATATACTTTTAATTTTTTAGATGGTTCTTGGAATCCTGCCTTTCTCTTTACTGTACCATAATCATAGAAAGTCGCTTCTTGACCATTGGTAAATGTAAAGTTAGAAGAAATATCAAAACTTGGAGAGTCTATTGTCTGAACTAATGCTTGTATTTGAGACTCTTCAAATCTTAAGGTCTCCCCCTCTTTGAACGTCTTTTGATTCTTATAAATGAATGATATCTTTGTATCATTGATTCTTTCTGCAACGATAGCAACAGCTCCGCTGGTCTGTCCAATCAGTTTCTCTCCAATGATTAGATCGGATGTAGTTGCTGTTGGTCCATTAATAGAAGAAAGAACAACTGTAGGTGCTGATGCACTTGAAGTGTCTGCTGATTCGAAGATTCCGTGAATTTCAATAATATCTGCTTCATTCAGAGAAATAATTTCATCTTGAACTCTAGTTCCAAATGGATAATTTCCATACGTAAGTCCATCATTTAAAGTTGTTGCTCCAATCCCAGAATATGCATATTTGGACTTATCTACAATAACATAGTTTACTCTGTTCTTTCTCTTTGATTTTTCTTTTGGCTTTATCTTTCTGGTTGTTGCAATTAAAGTTGCTCCAGTATCTGATGCAGTTGAAAGATTATAGATTGCAAGTGATGTTCCACTCGAATCAATTTGTACTCTATCGGAAGTTAATACTTCAGTTTGCCCACTTGAAGTGATAAGAGCATATCTTTCCTCGTCAAAGGGTAAAAAAGTTTCATTACTGCCCGCAGTTACAGTGGTGGTTTGATTTCCGGAAATGTTAACTGTAAAAACTGTTCTAATTCCAAGGACAGCATTTGTGAGATCTACATTCGAAATATTGACTTTTGGAAGTCTTGTGTATAGAGTATTATCGGTTGAAGTCTCTAAAGTTGTTGTTAAAACTTTCAAATCATTTATATTGAGAGCAACTGTTGGTAATTTTGCTTGGTTAATTCCAGTTACAGTTGTAACTCCAGCAACAGAAATTGATGTGTTTCCGGTACTGACTATTCTTGCATAAACTGGGTCAGTAAAGGCAGGATCATTGTATTGAACTAAACTACCTACTTTAGTAACTCTTCCTGGGAATAGTTTATTAGGACTGGTAATAGTACTAATGCCACCTGAAAGAGGAGTGACACTGGCAATTCCAACATTAAACCCAATAGATTGAATGACATCTGCCGAAAATGTAGATGCAGATCCAACAATTCCGTAAACAGACTTAATATCAGAAATACCATAGGAGGTAACTGCAGTTGCAATTCTAGTGTTTTCGATGCCATCGATAATAAAAGATTCGTTTAGAATAAAGTCGCCAGTTTTTTCATAAACTGTGAGTGCTACTCCAGCAGTAATTGAATCTTTTAGAAATGCTGTTGCTCCGCTATTCTTTCCTTTAATAAAAGTTGGGGTTGATAAAGTGATTGCTTCGTTTAATCTAATTTCTGTTATTGTTTGTAAATCATATAAAGAGATGTTCCATTGATTTAGGTTTGCATTAGCAGTATCATATGATCCAGATTCTAATCTAAAATCATAAACTCTTGCAACACCTATCTCTTTTCCTGGAGAAGTTTTTTGATCTGTTCCAACTCTAGAATCTCTGAGACTTAAGATATAGGTGTTTCCGATTCCAGTCTTTGGGGCACCAAAGACTCTGTTCAGTTTTAAAGTTGGACCAGTATTATAATTTAGAGACTGATTTTGTAAAGTCTTGGTAGTTCTTGGTTTAGGGCAGTCTAAGAATGTTGAACTTATAGTTTCACATTCATATCCCCTGACAAATGCCTTTCCCGGAGATATTTGATAAACTGCTAAATCATTTGTCGGTGTAGATCCGCCATAAGTAAATTGTCCCGAACCAAATAAACCATTATTTCCTACATTATCATTAAGAGATTCTTTTAGTGAAGCATCAAAAGGAGTTACGTAATAATCTCCAGATTCTGCATATGTTCTTCTTGCCAATTCATCTGCAATAAGATTATAATCTGTTATTTTTTGTTGAGATCTGATTATACCATTTTTAATTGTTGCTAGTTCAACAAAATTACCATCATCAAAATCATTTAAAGACTTTTTGAATAGAGAAACCGTAATTTTTAATCTATCTGCGCCAGGAGCAGAATAATTATTAAATCCTTGAGAATTATCATTTAGAGATTCATCCATATCAGATGTTACAATCTCTTCATTGACGAATAAACCAACTCTGTAGTTTGGAGTATTTGAATATTGATCAAGAATTAGAGTTTCAGTGTTAACAGTTACAAACTGACCTCTAATAAAGTAGACACCTTCAGTAATGGAGAATGCTGATCCAATTGAAGTTGCGTTATTTGCAACAGTTGATGCGAATGGTTGGCCTGCAGCAATCAGAGAATTTCCTAAAAGACCTGAAGCAATTGCGGCGTTACTGGTAAGTAGTTCCCCATCTGAGAACTGTTGAGTTGAATTATTTTGTGTATTTGACGCTAAGTAGTTGATATAAAGTGTTAGATTTCCTCTTTCGGAATCAGTTGGAAGTAAAACCTTATCTACTACTGCAGTAACACCCGAAGATTGTCCTGTTATTTTTGTGCCTACTAATTGATCTGCATAAGCAGCAACAGGAACTCCCAGATATGTGTTTTGAAGTTCTACTGCATAGTATAGTTGCGTATATCCAGTATTTCCAGGTATAACTTTTGCGCCTTCTTTGAAGAAGTGCTGACCAAACTTTTCAATCTGATTTTGCAGTATTGATTGTAAAGTTGTTAATTCTCTCGCTTGTACTGGGTATCCTGGTTTGAATAGGACCCTATGATAACCATTATTTGCATCAAAGTCATCAAAATATGGAGCTACGTTGAGGTTAGTTTCCTGAGACATAATTCTTTAGAACTGCAAAATGACTTTAATATCTTCTTTTTGGTTTGATGATCTAGTAATTGCTGGTCGGTTATCTACGTAGATGATATTTCCTGAGTATTTTTTGACTTCAGGATTAGCCAGACCATTAGTAAATTCCTGACCAAGGTAATATGTCCTACTATTTATTATGGTAGATATACCCGTGAAGGAGGTATCAATTGCTAAATTAGATCCCGAAGATGGAACGATTGTTAAACTTCCGCCAGTGGATGGTGAACTAGTAAATTCTGTCAAATCAAACCCATATGATGGTGCAGTAATTGCAACTCCAACTGTAGTAAATCCAGCAAGGGAACGATCCTGCCAATACTTTAAGACGCCAGTTGTCTGATCGTAACTTACAACTCTACCGACTGCAGTAGTTCCTGTAGAAACTGTTTGCTTTACAAAAGAATCTGCAGTAAATGTTGCGGAACTGTATCCAGTTCCAACAAGTTTTAATACATAAACTGCACTTGCTTTATCTAAAGTCAATAAACTCCCAGAACTTATCCTAGGATTTTCTACAATTCCGACTCTGGCAATTTGATTTCCTGTAATAAAATCTGGATTTTGAATATCATTTTCTATTCTAGAATAAAGAAGAACGTTATATGCACCCAACTCACGATAAACATCTGCGCCGTGTCCTCCTTTTGGTGTGATGATTACATCAAATGCTGATCTAGTAGTTCCTGTTGGGACGCCACCTGCAAGTAGATCAACATTTCCATATGTATAACCTGACCCTTGACTTGAAACTGTTACTGTCTCTACCTTTGCGTCATTATTAACAACAATAGTGCATTCGGCACCAGTTCCATCTCCCTTGATAGGAACTCTGGTATAGGTTCTATTTGCAGTTCCGAGACCTACACCTCTATTTGTAATAGTTACAATCTTAATCGAACCATCAACTGCATTGTCTCTTACTGATGCATTATCAGAAGAAGTACTCCAGTTTGCTGGAACGGGAATAAAATCTGAGGTTTCAAATTTAGTAACTTCTGCTGGTTTCAGTGTATAAAGATATTTCCAAACATAACCATCACCACTTGAACCTGCTGATCTTGGTTCTAAGTCAGTAAAGGTTGGTTCGTCGAGTGATGGTTTCCCGTATGGGGTGTCTGGATTTGTTCCGTTCTGCAAACAAACATAAACTCTATAGTCGCTATTCAAAACATAGTAAGATGCTGAATATAAGTTTGATACGCCAGAAACTTTAGCAGTATTAGATCTGCTATAGTCGTGGCGATACATATCATAAGTTGTACCTGATGACCAGACTCTCTTCTGAACAACTTGTCTAACATCAGATGCACTAATTCTTTTCAGTGCAATCATTGTGTCCCAATAACTATTCTCTTCATCAAATGAATCTTTTGGTGAAGGTGGGTTAGTATCCCAATCAGATTGAATTTCGGTTGGATTTGGTAGTCCTATAAAGGAGTAATATGAATTACCCGAAGAACTTACTCCGGCAACAAAATTCTTAGCATTTAATATTCTAATCTGATCAGTTATAATTGCAGCCATTTGAGCAGTTTTTTATCTATTTATGAAATGTAATTGAGGTATTTCAGCGGAGAACTTCTTCTAAACATCGTCCCAGTTGCTATTCCAGTGTAACCATTTGTGGTATATGCGTTGTAAGAACTTTCCTTTTCTCTGCTACCAAAAGAAATTCTTCCCCAACTATATTCACCATAAAAATTACTATAACCAATACCAGAAAGATTGTTGTAGGATGTGAGACTTACGGTTACTTTTGCAACATAAGTTACACCTAGGCCAGGAACTGCAGTTTGTGCGATAGACACTGCCGCTGCTTGATAAACATTATCTAAGAAAGTGGTTCCTATTCCAATGACTGATCCGCTGGAATTTAGAGAGGTAACTCCTTTACCAACATTTGAACTATGAACAACAAAATAGTAACCCGTTGTGATTCCACTGATTGTTGTTACCTCAGTGAGTGAAGCATTTCTGAGTGGAGAATCATTTGGAATTACAAAATCAAATACTACACCAGTTGAAGCAACTCCAACAGTTGTTGTTGAAATGCCACTAATGAAACCAAAGTCTCCTTGATAAGTGCTAACTGTGTTTTTTTCTACTGAGAATGAGGGTGGAGAGATTAGAACGTTTGGAACATCTGTTGAAGTGTATCCAGTGCCTGGCCCTGTGATTGAAATGGAAGTTACAATACCTGCAGTTATAGATGCAATACCAACGGCAGTTGAACCAAATCCAACAGGATTTTCTATAGTTACTGTTGGAGTATTTGTATAACCAAACCCACCATCAGAGATCTGTATGGAAGAGATGGTTGCTGCTACCGAAACAATCGCAGTTGCAGCAGCAGCAACTTTACTATCTTGAGAAAAAATAACAATATCCTTTTGGAATGTTAGTGAAATGTTATTTTCGTTGATTGGATTGAAGAATGGGCGAATAGAATCAACAAATGCAACAGTGGACCCAATTCCAACAGATTGAATTAGATATGATGATGGATAAATTAAAGCTTCATATAGAATTCTATCTTTACCAACTTCTTTTTCATCAATAATCTTATCTTCAGTTTGTCTACACCAAGTCACAGGTCTTGTTGTGAGTGCATTATTTGCTAATCCTGGTCCATAGTATGGTAGAGATTTTACAATATCAGTAGAATCAATTGAATTTACCGTTCTTTCATCTTCTTGTAGTGTTGGTGGTTGACCTAAACTTGAATCATAACCAATGGTCAGTTCATCACCAATCTTGACTGTTTCTAAGGTATTTCTTTCAACAACATCAATTACACCACTGCCCTTATAGAAGATAAGTTTGCAAGTGTCTCCAGATTTTGGTGCTTCTGTGAATGTAATTACACTACCACCATTGAAGATGTAACCAGATCCAGGAACTTGAAGAACATCATTTAAGAATATGAGTAAGTTATCCTGAACATTGATTGAAGAACCTTTGGATGCTCTAATTGAAATTAGAGATCCAGCAACTATTATTGGGAACGTTTGGCGACTTCCATCAAACAGACTTTCAATATTATCAAGAACTTGCAGTTCTCCAATTGACCAACCGGTAAACTTATCACTAATGGTATTTTGAATTGAAATCTGGAACTCTCTATATGTCTTTGTTGTATCAGTTGGAATTCCTACAGTTCCGCCGATAGAAACGGTAAGAATTTCTCCCGGACCATATCCATATCCAAGATTTTTGATTTCAAAATCAATTACGCTAGATCCCTGTCCAACAACAACATCAATTGTTGCTTGAGTTCCGACTCCAGTAACCGAAGAAGAGCTGTAGATGAGAGGTAAATTTAAATAAGAAAGAGGTGCATCAAAAACAACTTTAAGCGGACTATAATATTTTATTCTTGAAGTAGTTCCGGTAGATATGGATGTATTTGCTGTGCTTGCAGTTCCAATTGTAATTGCAGTAGATCCAACACCAACAATATAAACGTCCGTTAAAGCTATTCCAACAGAAATATAATTTCCAACAGATATTCCTAAAGTATTTGATAATGGTATAACTGTAGATCCCAAAGAAACTGATGATGAAGTTTGCCTATAATCTAAAATAGAGTAATTTGTATATCCAATTCCAGGATTTGTAACTGCAACACTAACGACACGACCATTACTAACAGCAGCAGTTCCAATAAATTGGATACCTGATGTTTCAACATTTAGAGTTTGAACTCCAACTCTAATAACAGTTTGAATTCCAACACGATAACCAGAGCCACTGTTACCGATACTAATAGAAGAAATAGTTCCGAGTCCAGAAATAATTGCAGTTCCTCCAGCAGAAACTAGAGGTTGATAACCAAATCCTTCAGTAGATCCTACAGATACGATTACTCCACCAGATGGTAGTGATGAAGTATTTACATCATAGGCAGCAGAAACACCAACTCCAGTGAAGGTGATTGAAGTTATGCCTGCAGATTCTGATAGATTATAGTCATTTGTGAGTCCAGGTCCTTGGAAGATATCATTTAGAAGAATGACTGCATTTTCTGTAGAAATCCCTCCTACATTTGATCCATTTGATTTCAAGTTAAAGATTTTTGTTTGTCCATTAAATTGATTAGAAAGATCATCGAAGATGTAGTTTCTAGAATATGTTTCGCTAGTTCCTCCAGGAGTTCCTGATCTTAAAAAAGTTCTTCCTTGGAATTTTGAACTCGTGGATATTCCAGTCCAGTCTCTTTCGTCGGGAGGATTAGTGCTTGTTCCAAAAGGTACATTGCCATAAGGTGCCTCTGTGAAATTCAAAGTGTTATCTACAATATTGTAGTTTCCAATGACTTTGGTTACTAAAGTTCCTGTAGAATAACCAGCAACTGCAGTTCCTAGCCAAGGTCTACGAACTCTGAGTGCGTTAGTGCTTCCAACACCCACAGAATCGATACGCATAACTTCACTTCCAATCTTAATTAAATCTCCACCAAAGAATGAAGTTATATCACTTACATAAATTAGATCCTCTGTGCTAAATGCATTGATTGCTAATGTGGTTGTTTGTGTTGTAGAAACAATAGGTGATTGAATAAGATTATCAATTGCAACAATCACTTTTGCGTTTTGATTTAACGCAGTAAAAGTATGAGAAGTTCCAATTCCAACTGTGGTTAAATCTAAAACTTTTGGAATTAGACTTAATGCATCTCCAGCACTTCTTGAAAGTTTAAGGGTATTATCATTAACTTTTACAATGTAAACATTAGATGGTAACTTGTCTGTTGTACCAATTCCAACCCCAAAATCAGTCATTCCGATTCCAATTGCTTGAGTACTTCCAGTTCCAGCGCACGTATAAAGAACTTTTTCTCCAGTAACAAAGAAGTGATTTGGAAGAATAATTGAATCTGATAGCGTATTTGCAATAGAAACATTGCTACCATCGAAATCTTTTATAAAGATTTGATATCCCTTATGCTTTAGATCAAATGCACGTTTAATGTCTCTTTCAGTTCCAAAGTAAGTATTATAATTTGTTTCAATGCTTCCATTATTAAATGCTATTGTATCTTTGTCATCATCTTGAATTCTAAGTGCATTAAAGAATCCAACAACTCTTACATCAATATTTACTAAAGGCGTAAACGTTAATTCAGTAGTAGAAGCATTTTTTCTAACACCAAATGTTCCAAGACCCGAATTAGTCTCTACATTTCCAAATTCAACGATGTAAGTTTCTCCAGAACTCTCTTCTGTTTCATCATCCAGAACTACAATTTCCGATAATTGATATCTGTTATTCGTTGTGTCTGCAATTTGAATCAAACTATATGAACAGTCATAGCCGCCTGGATATTCAATAATTGATGTTGCAACGGGTGATCCTGAAGATAATATTGAAGTGGACATACCCTGGAGTCGGGCGTGTTTCATATCATATGTACCAATTCCTGATGCAGAACCTCCCAGAAGTGTTTGGAACGTATTGAAAGTAACTGCAATCCCAGGATTAGGATAAAAATCGACCTTGAGTTGAGATCCAGAAATGTATGGATAATATGTACCTAAACCAGTGCTTGAATATGCATCAGTTGAATGACTTGTAATTTGGCCGTATTCAAGTAGTTCAACATTTGTTCCGTCGTGAACAATATTCAATTCATCAAATTCATATTGACCATTGGTTCCAGTAATTTCGACTAAAATCTTAGCAGAATTATAAGTAGTTCCAACTCCAACAATTGTGGTAGATCCAGAAGAAACAGAACCGCTACTTGTTCTAACAGTCACTAAATCTCCAAAATTGGAAGTACCAATTCCAAGCATTGAATCTTTTAAGTTGTATGTTAGTGTGGTTATGTCATAATCATTGACTGAATAATTTGTAGGATTGAAGGTTAATACTCCTTCAGATCCTACAACTATGAAATCAAAAGCACCTAAATCATAAGTTGATTCTAGTCTTGCATATTGGTTGAGATATCCAGTGCCGCCACTGTGAATGAGAGTTACCAACATCAACTGTCTTTGGCCAGTGTATCTTCTATCCCTTATATAAGTGATGTACTTCTGTGCTCTAGCATCAGAAAGTAAGAATCTATGAGCTTCTGAATATCTTGTGGATCTTGGGTTGCTATTAAACTGAGAACTTATGTCGTCGATTGAAAGAACTCTGTTACCGATTGATTCAAAATAATCAGTGAGAATTCTATTCGAGAACGTAATTTCATTTGAGAACGTTCCTCCGCCACTACGAAGAAGTGAATTTTCTCTAACCAAATCAAAGTCTGTTACGCAGTTGAGATCTACAAAACTAGTGATATCGTTAATAACTTCAACGTAGGTCTTTTCTGTAGAGAGACCCACTGCCATTGAATTGGAATTTGTAGTTTCCAATTGATATTCTGCAAATTTCTTAAATCCAGTCGTGTGGTTTAGGGTGCTAACAACATCTTTCCAGTCATCATAACTTACTTGAGACTTGATAGAATATGAGAAGTTTTGGTAGAAATCACTATCTTGTATTCTCTCCGAATTTGTATTTAAGAATCCAGCACTAAGTTGCCATCCATTATCAACCAAAGATGATGAATCTAATTTGAAGAATGAATCACTGGTGTCTACAATACTTGCAATACCTTGAGTTTTAGATGTTACTCCTTCAATAATTTCACCATCAATAAAGTTTTCCTTAGATACTGCTCTAAGTAGATTTACAATTGGGTTCCAACCATCAACATATCCAGTTGTACTCTTAGACTTGATTATTTCTCCAATCAAGTAATCATTCTTTTGAAGTTGAATATCAAAACTTGGGAAATATTTTTCTGGTATTATTCTCCCTAACGAATTTACCGAATCATAAGTTCCTGGTATTTGCGAATTTGTTAGAATTGCATCAAGACTATAAGATACGGATCCAATTCCACCTCTGTTTTCAGTCACTGAAGTGAGTGGGAATAATCTGTAATTATAATTCTCTGAGTTATAACCAGTTCCTGTTGATCCTACACCAACACTAATCCCTTCAATCATAACCTTATCATTCACTTTGAATGGGAATGAATCTGCTGTGCTGAATCCTACAGATAGAGTGACTGTAACTTCTTTTGTGACCGAATTGTATTTGATTGATCCAATTCCAACACCATTTGTATTTTCTATTGGGAGAATAGTTGGAATTACATTATTCAGACCATAAGAATTCTTACGAATTTCAACTTGATTCTGTCCAAGGATATACTTGAGATCAACTTCAGGTACTAAATTATTAGTCTTACCATCAAATACAAGTAGTTTTGGTGCTGAGGTGTAACCTCTACCAAACGAAGTAATTATAATTGATTTGAATGATGATAAAGGCTCTACTTTGATTATTTGATTTAAAGAAACACTTGGTCTGAGAGTAAAATCACTTGGAAAATCAAATCCAATATCATTAATCTTTGTCTTTTTAATTTTTCCAATTGAAGTGCTGAATGCGTTTAGAATTGAATTCGCACCAAATTCAGAAATAACCGTTGAAATTCCAGGAAGAGCATAATAATTTCTTCCTTTGTTTACAACTTCAACTGTTGCGATTGAACCAAATGCACTTGTTGAATCGGTGGTGTAACTAATACTTGACGCAGTGCTTACATATGATGAATTTTCTGGCGTCTGTGGTAAAGTATACGTAAATGTAGTTGATGAAATTGAAGTTATAACTTGATCGCCATTATACTTACTTTCAAGTATTTCGACCCGATTGTTTAAAAGAACTTCAGAGTCGATATCAATATTTTTCTTTTCTTCTGGAATTGTATTTTCATATACTGGGGTAAGTTTATAATAAAGTTCTTGTGGAATATCATTGTTGACTGTTAAAGTAACTTTAGCAATTGTTGATACCCCAACAGTGCCAGATTTCTGCACTTCAAAGGTATTTTGTTTGCCACTAGTTTCAAAAATTTGAGTAAAGTTGCTATCTCTATAGAAATCCAAACTAAATGCAGGATACCTCTGAGACTGGTTTAAATATGATAGTGAGGAATCTGACAGATCAAATGTAACTTGAGAGTTCTTGTAAAGGGTTAATGGTGGATTAATTGGAGAAATATTTCCCGTTGAAGAACTTGTGATACCAACAATTGTAGGTACAAGTTGAGTTGCTCCATAGAATGTATTTGATAACTTAAAGTTATTTCTATCAAGTCTAACAATAAAGTATTCGCCTTCGTTTTGTAAACCACCTGCAGGAGCAGTTGATGTATGAATTACCTTTTGTCCGTTATAGAATCCGTGATCAGTTATTGTAATTGTGTTTGTGGATGTAGTTACTCCAGCAAATGATTTAGGATTAACAACAAACTTTCTATTGTAATCATCATACTTAACAGTAAAGGTAGTTGTAATTGCTGGATTTACATCGATATGAACGGCATTATCATTAGTTAAACCGTGAGTGCTAGCACAGGAAACGGTAACAATATTCCTTTCAATTGTACCAGTGATTA